GTGTCATAAAGTTAAAGAAAATAATATTGAATATCTATTAAACTTACCATCTAATTATTCAAAATATTTTCCAATTATTAAAAATCTTCATCATTTTTTTGATAATGTTATTCATAATATTACAGAGGTTATTGAAAGTTTATATAATATTTTTGAAACAAACATTAGTCAAGATTCAATCTGTTATTTCAATTTAAATGAAAATGCAAAAAAAAGAATTGATGATTATTTGAATAATCCAACATTTGAAAAAAAAGTTGTTATTATGAAAATGATGATTAATTTTAGACATGAATGTATTTTTGACATCATTAAACCAATCACTATGAGAATTTTTAATAATGATAGTGATGAAATTGTTTATGTTATTAAAGATATTTTTATGAATATTAAGCCATGGACTAATCATTGGAAAGATAATGAAATTGATAAAATTCATATTGCCAAACTTTATTTTTTAGTGGTATAAAAAAATAATTTATATATCTTATTATGTGTTGTTCATATATATTTTCTTTGTTCTATTCAAATTTTTGTTCAAAAAGAAATAATAATAACAACATTAGGTCTATTCAATGGCCACCGTTAGATTCTATTCCTTATTTCTCTTTCAAAGATAAAACATTTTCTATAAAACCTTATAATATTTATGATGGTGATACATTTACAGCATGTTTCTTTTATAAAGATGAATTTATTAAATATAAATGTAGATGTTATGGATATGATTCACCTGAAATGAAACCTTTATTAAGTAATCCTAATAGAAAACAAGAAAAAGAATTAGCTATCAAAGCTAAAAATAGATTTATAGAATTATTATTATCTAGTGATAATATAACAATTAAATGCGGTGATTTTGATAAATATGGTCGTTTATTAGTAACTGTTTATAGTAATAAATTTAATAAATCAATAAATGATATTATGGTTGAAGAAGGTCATGGAAAACCTTATTTTGGTGGCACTAAAAATTGATTTTTATATTTATTAATATAAAAAAATTATATTATTTATTTATGATGCAAAACACAAACTGTAATAATGACACTTGTAATATTTGCAATAAAAAAATTATAATACTATTACCTGTATTTCATTTAGATAATGAAAGTTGTTCAAACTGTAATTTTACAAATTCTAAAAAAATATTATCATCATGTGGTCATTTATTTTGTAATAATAATTTAAATTATAATTATCATAATAAATCTAATAATAATTATAAATGTCCTTATTGTAAAAAAAATTATAAAAATAAATTTATTATAAAACAAAATATTCATATTGACTGTTCTATATGTCTTAATAAAATTAATAATCCTATTGCATTAGATTGCGGTCATGTTTATTGTTTTAATTGTATTGATAATGTTAGACCATTTTATTATTTAAGTAATAATAAATTTATAATTTTATATATATTGTTTATAATATTATCTCTATTATCACTTATTTTTGCAGCAATTTATTTATAATTAAATTATATCTCTAATAATATCATTTACATAATTACATAATATAAATGCAAATTGATCTATATTATGTAATTCATGCAAATAATCTTTTAGCATAAATTTTATTAATTTTTTATTTTCATTACTTAATTGTTTTAACAGATGTTTTAAATCTTTGAATTTTGGTTGATAATTATTTTCCTCTATAAATATTACAATATTATTTAATTCTAAATTGATAGTTTGAATGTCATTAGATGATTTTGGATGACGATCTATAGACATCATTTTATTAGATATTTTTTTTAAAAAATCATTATACCATTCTATTTTTTGAATATCATTCATAATATTATATAATATAAAAAAATTGAATAATTTTTTATATAGTATTTGTATTTTGAAAAATATTTTACCGTTCAAAATTGTGCTTAAGACGCTCAAATTGCAAACTTTCTAGCTGTTTGTTGCACAAACACTATTTACATGTCTAAAGCAGCCTTGACCAAGCCTCCTGAAGACATTACAATAGAAGATGTAGAGAATTTTTTTTACAGAGACGATCCATATCGTGTATCTACAGAACTATATCTTAGCGCAATGAAAATTCTTGAAATGGATACTAAAACAAGAAAAAAAAGCACCAATACCAAAAAAAATAAATACTGGTATTCTAAAACCTGCAGTTATACAAATTATGAAGGACTAAGTTTACATATTCTTGATGAAATTTACAAGTTACAAAAAGTAGCTGATAGTATGTTAGATCTAGATGAACTTTTATATTCGGTTCGTTTCATAGAGAATCAAATCAGGCTATCGACAAGTTTTACCAATGAACCGATGCATTTAATAATTCAAAATGAAATATTGCATTATATTTATAATCAAGAATTAGATGATTGTGGAATTTCTGATAGCGAACGCGAAGATGCAATTGGTCATCTAATTTTCAAAACTGGTTTCGTCAAAGATCAAGTCGACAACTTTAAAGCCATTCGCAGTCACAAAAAGTTCTTGCGATGTAAGCCAGATGGATCATCCTATACGCAGTGGGAGACCAAAAATAGGCCAAAGAGTCGTCGACAAATTGCAAGAGAAAATGCAAAAGCACAATCAAACAAAGTTGAATAGAAAATTCACACTATCTGCAAATAATTTCTTTATTCTATAAATTATAAAGAAATTACACCTTTGCATATTTAAAAATTATAATTTTATTTTTGTAATTCTTTTACAAAATAAATATATCTTTTTTGAGAACCTTCATATAATAATTCTTTTATCACGTCGTGTCCATATATATCTTTTTTTTGATCATAAATAAAAAAATCTCTTTCATAATCACTTGGTATTTTATCTCTTTTTTTTATTATATTTAATACTATTGCTCTATCTCTATCATATTCACCATATGTTAATAATCTGCTATTATAATAAATTTTTCTTAACTCATCATCTGTTATATTTTTAACTTTTTTAAATGGATATATTTTAGATAACCATAATATATCTGCTCTTAAATAATTTCCTATACCTGATATACATTTTTGATTCATTAATACTATGCCAATTTTATCATCATTATATTTTCTTATTCTGTTAAAAAAAATATCAAATGTTGTTTCTAATTCCATTATATCAGGACCTATTATACTTAATTTTTTATTTAATTCATCAATACTAGTTATTACTTTCATACTTCCAAAAGATAACATATCATAAAAAAATAATGAATTTTTATTTTTTTTTGAATCTGTATAAATAAATTCTATATTCAAATGATTTATTACATTTGTATAATAACTTTCTAATCTTTCTTTATCTACATAATATCTCATTTGTTCAAATTGGTATTTATCTTTGGTAAAAGAATAATATAACCATCCGCCAAATAAACCTAAAGTATTTAATATAAATAAATTATTTTCTAAAATTATATAAATTAATTTTCCTTTGGATTTTACTTCTATTACTTTTATTGGACACATTTTTTTTAATATATCATAATTAGTAAATGGTTTATGTTTTTTATATCTACCTTTGTGAATTATAACGTCTAGAATATATTTATTTTGTATTTTAGAATTTATAAAATCTATAAATCTTTTTACTTCTACTATTTCTGGCATATAATTCAGGTATGATTATAAAAAAAATGAAATTTTTATTTATTAATATTATATTTTTTTTATTATATTATGTTAGATTATAAATTTGAACTTATACGTCATAAATATACTCATCAACTTTACTGGATTATCAATCTAGCTTTTGAACAAATAAAGGATCAAATACTTTTGAAACATTTATTTGTTGAAGGTTTAGAGCATATTAAAAAAAATAAATATAAATGTATTGAAACAACTTGGATTGAATTTAATGACATTGATAATTATGAAAAATGTGGCAAAATTATTGATCTTGAAAGATTAATTGAATTTGAATTAATTTCTAATTCAACTATTGATACTAAAAATTTTAAATATGTTATTATTCAATACTGAACAATTTTTTTTTTCATAAATAAATTATACTTTACACTTAATTATTTTTATTCAGATTCTGAATAAAAATAATTATATAACTTCTCTTCAACTCTATAAGATAATCCAATATTCTTTTATTAAAATTTATAAAAATTCAATTTTCTTTTTTAGAATAAAAGAAAATTGAATTTTTGCATTGTCTGATAACACCACTACACTGTACACTATCAAAGATAGTTCAGTGGTGCTAAAAGACTGATCAATCTGTGGGTTTATACCACAGATGATCGACCAGACTCGACATCGAGCAGGTCACCTGTTCCTCGAACGAAGAGACAACGTCGCAACTTTTCACAGAGCAACCATGCGCACATGCTCAAGAGCAACAACACCAGCGAGATTGCCAGTATTGCGAGTGGCGAAAGCTCTCTGATCCAAGCGAGATTTGCCATCTCGTCCAGAAGAATGTAGAAGTGATAGACCTTGGCCCAAAAACTTGTCATTATGTTCTTGGCCAAGATCCGAGATGGCAATTTGTTGCAACAGAACACGGTGCCACGGTAAAAAAATAAAATTTTTAGAATATTTTATAAATTTTTTTTTTCAATTTTTTCAATAAAGGACTATATAACTAATTTTGTTGCTCAGGATTCATCAATCATCGTTCGTTAGTTCGAAATTTGTGCAACTGATAAGATTGATCAACTTACTAATCTCAAAATGTTCATCTCGGATGGCCATAAGGTCATTTTTGTGATCACTATGCAACTTTTCGATCTTATTATCCTCTTTTTTATGATGTCGCTTACGTGCACCGGCTCCAGGACGTGATTTTACTGTAATTGCTTTGTAGTGATCACCAAAAGTAAATTCAATTATCATTTTGGCAAGCCTATTGTTTAAGATCCTTATGAGAATCATCCAAACTTTATATACACGATCAATGACCGACCACATTCTCCTTTCCTTGAAATCAACGGTAGGAGATTGTGGACGAAGATTTCTAAAACGAGAGCTAACAAAACGCATCTTTCTATTCCTATTATGTTTATCCCAAATATCTGTAATGTTTCTCCATCTTTCTCAATTGCATTCATTCTGCAGCATGCATCCGATAGCTTTTGCTGAACATATTCTTTTAATTCCAATAAAAGTTCTTGGTTTTTTGTCTTAAAAGCATGAATGATCTGGGCTTTGATTGCATGATTATCTAAATCATGCAATTTTGACATTTTAATGATGCCAGCTATGGCACGCGCAAATGATTCGCAAGTGTTTTTGCGACGGTAATTATTTTAAAAATATAGAAAACATTAAGCTTATTAATTTCAATTTTTTTTTATTAATATATCAATTACATCTCGGTTAGAGATGTGGCACCATCACGATGATACACAAAATGTATCACGTTTAGTGCTTGTCTAAATATATTATAATAATGATAATGTTTAAAAAAAAAAATCAATTTTTTTTTATTAATATATCGGTTATATCTCTAACCGAGATGTGGCACTAAACGTGATACACTAAATATATCACGTTTAGTGCTAGCTAATTTATTTTATTTAATTATTGAATATGTTAAAAAAATTGATTTTTTTTTTAACATATTCATTAATTAAATATTGAAAAATTTTTTTATATTAATATTATAATTTCATTATTACCGTCAGCTTCTAGTAATTTTTCTGATTTGTCTTGTATTCTCAGTATGGATCTTCAAACTGATAAATTGTTTGATGATCTTATGAAATGTTCTATTCCAGATCAATTGGTTATCAAAAATGGTAATCAAACTATGAAATCAATATCTTGGCCAGAAATATTTAATTTTATTGGATCAAAACATTGGCATCAATTTAACAATAAACAAATTTGGTCAAATCATCTTGAATCTTTGATTGAACATCTTCATGAATGTGCACATATTTGTCTTGAACAAGCTATATCTAGAAATTATTCAAAAAAAGAATGTATTATTGCTTATTATACAGGACTATTGCATGATATCGGTAAACCTGGAACTTTTCAAAATTCCAAGGAGAAAGTGTCATTTAATGGTCATGGTATAGTAGGAGGTGCCATAATTTCAAATCTTTGGCATGAGTCTATTGAACAAATAATTGGAATTACTAAAGATGATTGGGCGGTTATATCTACATGTGCAGATGTTCATATGTGTTCTTATTTTGAGAAACAAATTACAAATGATCATTGTAAATTTTGTCTAAATATTCTTCCTGATTGTGTTAAACGTATGCTTTATGTTCTTCGATACGGAGATCTTCTATCTATTAAGCCTTCTTCGCCTGAATATGTTATTACAAAACTACAACTTGATGAAAAAGAATCAATTTATACAGATAATGTTATTCCACCGCTACAAAAAAGAGGATTTCTTATCTTGATTCAAGGTGGCTCATCAGCTGGTAAAACTAAATTTTCTGAAAAAATTTCTAAATTTTTTCAGAATCCTGTTATTGTTAATAGAGATGAATATATAATTAAATACGTTCAAGATGAAATTACTAAAAAAAATATCGATGTTATTACACCTGAAATATATAGAGAATATTATAATCTTTATAATAAATCTGAAAACAAAGAAATAGTAAATCATATGATGAGAAATACAATTGAACAAGTATTGATGAAAGGTGAGGTTTGTATTGTTGATACAATCGCCACAATGCATGATGCTATTACATCTATTATTCCTGACTGTGCATTGCATGCATTTAGAATGTCTATTTGGATCAATAGAAATCAACTTATCACTGATTCTGACTCAAAAAGATTGGGCATAGATCTAAAGAAACAAATAGAATTTTATGGTAATGTTGATATTTTTAATCCACTCCAATTCACAAATATTAAATGGAATAAAGTTAAAACTATCACTGAAGATTTTAAGAGTGATACAAAAATATATCCATATCTTTCAATAACTATTAATTGGAATTATGACAAACTCTTTATTATTGAACATATTATTAATCAACTAAGTTCTCTTACAAACTCTTGTGAAAATTTTGATGACAAAAATCTTTTGGAACTAATTAAAATCAAAGGTAATAGTGTCATTCAATTCTTCAAAGATAATAATTATATCGTTAATGAAAAGATTCCAAATGTTATTGGTGTAAAATACAAAGATGGTATCAATAATATTTGGAAACCAAAATGGGCTCGTGAAGCTAGAGGTAGATTTTATTATATTAATGGAAATGATGTTATTGAACTTAAAAATTCACTACAAAGAGGAGCTGAAATTCTTACCTTTAATCATGTAACCAAAGGTATCAGCAATACACAAGATGTTAAATCTAAATATATTGACATGTTTGATGACACACAACAAAAAATCATGAATATGTTTATGGAAAAAGAAGCACCAATTAAGGCTATTCTTACCACTAAAGTTGATGGAATGCTTGTTGTTATTAATATTTATTCAAAAAATTCTAAACAATATCATATTATTCATCAACTCGCAAATGAACATTCTGATGAATTTAATAAAGCTATTATTAATTATTGTTATAATAATAACCTAGACATTGTTGCTATCTCTACTAATAGCACTCTGTTTATTTGTCCTTATAAACAAACTACTTTTCTTACTGTTATTCAAAATATTATTAATGTTTCATTTGATCATAATTGGCTTAATCAATGGATTGAAAATTGTTCGTCTTTTGTCGATATTATGCTTAAATATCATAAACTTAATAATATCAATACAGATATGACTAATTATTGTTTTGAATTTTATTGCAAAGATAATATAACATTTGATGGTATTAAACAAAATGAATTGGTCTGTAAATATGATGATCATGGAATGATTCTACTTGGAGCTGTCATTGATAATAAATATTATCCACATTCTTGTAAAGATGTGCTTAGTGATGAAATTTTTAAACAACCATATTATCTTGTAATCACTAATACTAAACAAGTATTTGATATGATGGAAAAACTTAATGGAGTATTTGAAGGTTCAATATCTGAAGATCAATTCTTTAGCAATTTTTCTAATTATCATAATAACAATACTATTAAAAAAATTGATTCTGAAGGATTTGTTCTTATGACTGAAATTCAGGATGGTGTTTTTGACTATGAAAAAATTAAAACTTCTGAATATTATAGATGTCATAAAATTAAAGAAGATAATGTCACAAATCTTCTTTCATTGCCAAGATCATATGGAAACTATTTTAATATTCTTAATGTCCTTCATGATTTCTATGATAATATTTCTATTAATATTAATAATGCTATGCAAGAAATATATGATAATTTTGAAAAAGAAATTAATTTTGAATCACCATTTTTTCTAGAACAAAATAATGATAATAAAAAAAGATTCACTGATTATATTGATAATCCTGGTGATGAAGATAAAAAAAATACTATTATTAAAATTATCGCAAATTTTAAGAAAAAAAATATTCTTATAAACGATATAATTAGAAAAACTACAATTAAAATTTTTAATTGTGATGCTGATGATTTTGTTAATATCATTAAAAAAATTTTTCATGATCTAAAAGCATGGGAAAATAATTGGCAAGATAAAAAAGTTGATAAACTACAGATTTCTAAGATTTATATGTTTCTACATCATTATAAAGAAATGTAATTCATTTATTATACATAAATTTAAATCCTATTATTTTAATATATTTCTTTTTTTTACTATATAATAGTATAATATAAAATGGTATTGTTTTATGGAATTTTTATACTTATAATTTTTTTTAAAAAAAATTATAAGTATAAGTATGTTTATATATAAAGAAAAATATATAAAATATAAGAATAAATACATAGAATTAAAAAAACAATTACAATTAGGAGGCGCTAATAATGAAAAAATAAATAAAAGAAATTTGTTGATATCAGAAAAAATAGATAATTATCGTAATGTAGATCCATCTTTAAAAAAAAATAAAGATATTATAGAATATTTTTTTAAAAAAGATTCAGATAGTGTTATATCTGAACTTAAAAATATATGTGTTAGTAATGATTGTTCTAATTTTAATAATGATTTTAATTTCATGAATAGATTAGTTAAAATAAACGGACTGGCATTAGAAATTGCTAGTGACAATTTAAAGAATAATATAAATATGATATCTGCTGCAATTTTATCAAATCAAAAATCACTACAATTTATAGGTGAAAATTTTAAAAAAAGTGAAAATTTATTAAATTTTGTTTATAAATGTAGAAATGAACTAAAAAATATGAATGATGATTTTATTAAATCATTAATTGAAAATAATGGATTAACACTTCAATATATGAGTGAACAATTAAGAGCTAATAAAGCTATAGTAAAAAATGCAATTAAAAATAATGGATTGGCACTTAAATTTGCAAGTGATACATTAAAAGCAGATAGAGATTTTATAGAAAATACAATTCAAACTAGTCCAATAATATATATATATATATCTGATGCATTAAAAAATGATAGTAATTTTATTAATATTTTTTTAGAAGCAAATATTTTTCCTCTAAATAAAGATGCATTGAATGATTTTAATATAAAAATATCAAATAACGATATTTTAATGCTTAAATTTATTAAAAAAGATTATAATTGGTTTAAATGTATTGGAAAAATGTTAAAAAATATAATATTTTATATTAAAGCTATCAAAATAAATAAGGATGTTTTAGTTCTAATAGATGAATTAAAAGATTCAATAATTATACAATATTTTGCTAATTCAGTTAATAATCCTGATTTACGTGATATAAAATTAGTTATTGATAATTTAAAAAATAATAAAGAAATAGATGATGAACAAATTATATATTTTTTAAATTCAGATATTGATGATAAAGAAAAATTATATTTAATGAAATTATTATGTTCTTATGAACCAAATTATTATAATACATTTAAATCTTTATTTGAAAAAATAAAAGACGATGACTTATTATTAATTTATGATGGTTATATTCCTTCTCCATTAAGAAATAATTTAATTGGTCATGGAGGAAGATGTTATTTTAATTCTACAATTCAGTTTTTATTATGTATAAAAGAAATAAGAAATATTATTTTACAACAAAAAAGAAATAATAGTAATGATAATTTAGTAAAATCTATAAAATCTATTTTTAAAAATTTTTTATCAAAAATTTGCAATGATAGTACATGTATGGAAAATATTGGTAGATATGAACCACTTTTTGAAGAATTTAGTGAATTATCACCAGATAAAAATAATCTGATAACAAATGATGATATTGGTAAAAGTAAAGAAGAATCATTAGATACATGTAAATATGGTGGTGATCCATTGCATGTTATTAGATTCTTTTTCTTTAAAATACCTGAAATTAAAAACCTTTTTATAGAAATTGTAATAGATAATTTAGATCAAATTAAAGAATTAGAATCTTCAAGTTTTGAAATAAATTACCTATTAATTATACTTAATAAAAGTATTAGAGATCTAATTAAAAAAGATAAATATATTTATGATACGATTATTTTATCTTGTGAAAAAAATAAATATCAAATAAAATCAATATTAGAAGGTTATGTACATAAAATTTCATATGTGAGAACTATTGGTAATAATTGGTTTGAATGTGATGATACATATATTACTAAACTTAAAAATTTTGATAAAAAAAAACAAGGGTATTATTTAATTTTTGAAAAAATTGAATTAGCTGATTAATATTTTATAGATATAAAATTATAATACTATATGATAGCCGTCATATTGTTATTTAATATTTTATATGATGACTATCATATTGTTATTTAATTATTTAATATTATAGTTATCATATTAGTTTTATATATTACACCTGAGTTTATAAAAATGATTAAAAATATTTTAAAAATGATAATGTTAAAGTAATTAGCATCCGAAGGATACTAATTAGGGCGCGCTATGCGC